AGCGAAGAAACTGATAATTGAATTGGCATCGAACGCGAGCAGACGATTGAGCGGGAAACTCCAGAAGCTGCTCTGCGCGATACTTGGCGGACTCGTGACCAATGCATAGTGCTGCTGATTGGCATGCGTCCAGCGATTCTTCTCGTAGTTGTATACGAGGATCATGTTCGGCCGGCCGCCCGTATGACCGGTTCCTGCGTATCCCCAGTAGATGAGATTGTTGTTGGAGTCGAGCGCGGACCAGACGCTGAGCGGGAAGTCGTAGTCCACTGTGGATCTGAAGTATCGATCCACCTTTCCGTCACCGATCCCTACAACCTTGACCCCATCACAAGCATAGAAGCCGTCAGTCGAGGCAAAGAAGGTGACCCCTTTTACGCTGACAGGGCTTCGAGGAAAGAAGCACCCGCGTTGATTCTCGATCTGGTCGAACTGGAAGACGACAGGAGGCCCGGCGTACGTCATGCGGGTCACACCGCCCTGCTGCAATATCAAGCCATGCTGATCCCCGCTCACGATGCCGGTGACATCTCCGAGCGCCCAGTCGAGATCTTGCCTTCCAGACTGGGTTGCGATTGCGGTCGCGCTATTGGGTGTAGGCCAGTTTCGGCCATTAGCGATTGCTGACCACTGTATTGAGGCGCGATCGCCCACGGTGACCGGGTTCAGGTTTCCGAGCACCACAAACTGATTTATGGTCCCGACTTCTTTTGCTACCGGAGCAGTGCCGGACGTTGCCAGCGCAGTGAGCGTTGCAGAGGACGTAACTGGGTCGGCTCCCTGCGGGACATCCACTCCGTTCGTCGCCACAATTAGAGTATCGAGGACTGCAAACTTGCACGCGGTGGCGGAAGTGAGCGTTGCGCTGGCCGCAAGCCACGCCGCCCCTGGATTGGACGCGAGGTAGATTCGAGTCGCCGTAGCAGCGTATACCGCCTGCGTTCCAGCGCCTCCATCGAGGCTAATCGCCCCAATCGGAATTGCAGGCAGCGTCCCATTCCCAGCCGCCGCAGGAGTCAAAGGGTAGAACGGCTGAAGTCCATCAATGGGAAGAACGTTCAATGCTTCAATGAGCCCAGGATTGCCAAGATCTGGCAGATCCGGCAGCCATTCACCAAAGCTGAATGCCGTGATGCTCACGCGACGAGCACCTGCATCGAGCCGCCAGAGAAGTTCTGCGCCTTCATGAGGTCGCGATAGTCCTGCAACGCCGTGTTGTAGAACTGCTGCCAGATAGGGATGCGACTGTCGTCCTTGATGAAGGGCACTGCTTCCAGCAGCGCGCCGTACAACAGAAGGTCCGGTGCATTCACGATGAGAAAGTGCGCAGCGGCATCACTTGCGAAATTGCGCAAGAGCGTGGGTTTTGCGTAATAGGTGCCGTTCAGCGTGAAGGTGCCACTGGGCACCGGACCAAAAACGAAGTTCGAGCCATCGCGCGAAATCCACGCCGGGATGCCAGAAGAGCCCGCGCGCGGGTACTTCGCATACAGCTGCTCAAGACTCGACACGACGAGCGGCTGGCGCACCTGACCGTTGAGATAGAACGCCCGGGCGGCGAGGTAGTCCGTCGGCACCGCGGCCGTCGAGCTGAACGAGACCGACAGCGCGCTGCTCTCCATCCACTTGCCGTAGTTGCGTGGCTGGCGATAGAAGCGCTCTTCCCAGTTCTGGATGAAACCCGGAATGAAGCTCGTGAGGTTCGACTTCGCGAGCCAGTCGGCGACCGAGGTCTGGAGGGTCGTGTAGCCGGTGATTACGCCTGACACACCTCGATCCTTGGCCGTGCGTACACGACGACGAAGAAATTGAACTCGTCCATCTTCTGCATGCACTGCAGGTCGAAGCGTTCCCAGAGCTTCGGCAGCCACCACTCCATCGGCTGCTGGATCAGGTGCGCGTTGCGGCCGTCGGCGAGCACCTTGCGTGCAGGGGACGAGCACACACTGAAGATCCCGACTTCGAGCGTCAGGCGCTGCAGTTCATCCAGCACGTCGTCCAGATGCTCTGGCTCGATGTGCTCGAGCACGTCGATGCAGGCCACCATCTGCGAGGGAATCGGCGTGTCGGCGATTGCTGGAATCGCGGGGTCGTAGGCCTGAAGCGTCATCCTGTGATCGACCTTCAGGTTATCGAACAGCCGCATCTTCCCGGCGCCGTAGTCGAGCAGGCTCGTGATCTCGAGCTTGTTGCAGTACATCGACACGATCGGCGCGTAGGCGACCGATGCCATGCCGTAATCGGGGTTCGATTCGTGCAGCTGGCGCTGCTGAGCCTGGTACTCAGGGGAGATCAGCGACACGCGAGCCACTCCTTGCGCTGCCCCTTGTAGTGCCACACGCAGGCATCGGAAACGTCGGATGCGGCGCCGGGCGACCAGTTGTACTGGGCCACGTCGAGCTCATGAACGCGCCAGTGACCCCGGCGCGCGGTGAGGCCGACCGCCATCTGGTCTCCCCACCATCGCTGGAACTGATCGGGCAGCCGGCGCACCACCTGCGCAGCCTTCGCCCAGAACGCCTGGGTGCGCGAGAACATGACGCCCGTGTTGTACGGGCAGCTCTCCGTCATGTTCACTCCGTCGTAGTAGACCGGCCCGGTCCGCAACGTGAGCGCAACATCGAAGGGTTTCTGGAACACGTGCGACAGATCGCTCTTCACGATGCAGTCGTCATCGAGAATCAGCATCGTCTCGTGCGGAAAGTCCGCGAGGTGCTCGAGGCGGAAGCTCATCATCCGGCCGTCGTAGGGCTTGCGGATCACCTCGTCGACGATGGCATCCGTGTCGGGATCGCTCATCTGCACGATGCGTGCGTGCGGCAGGTGCTCGCGCACGCTTGCGACCATGAGCTTTGCCCACGGCCTGTCATTGCCCACCAGAACGAAGGAGACGACTTCAGGAGGCATTCTTGAGCCTCGCAAGCGTCCGCTGGGCATGCACGCTGTTGCCCATCAGCTCCTGCCAGCGCACCGTGGAGTTCATGACTTTGTGCTCACGCTCCCAGTGCACATCCTCGGGAGCACCGGACGTTTCTTTCCAGCACGGCAGCCCTTCGGTGTAGTGGAAGAGCTTCGCGTCCGGGTTAGGCTCGGCGTAGCGAACGCAGTGATTCCACTCCTTCGGGAACGTGCCGACGCTTTCGGCCCACTCCATGCCGAACATGCCGTGTGCAGGGTTCTCGATGTAGTCCAGTGTCAGGTTCTGACACCGCGAGTTGTTAAAGAGCATCGCCGAAGCCCATTCGAACTCGGGTTGTTCCTTGTTCACCTGTACGGAGACTTCCGGGTCTGCAAGGTAGAAGAGCTCCGCGATGTCACCTCGCACCACCATGTCGGCGTCGAGGAAGAGCGCGTGGCCTTTGTAGCCGCACAGATACGGCACGAGGAACCGCGAGTAGGTGAACTCGGTGAGTCCGCGGCGCTTCAGCGGCAACTGGCGCAGCACGAGTGGCGTGATCGTGACGGGGAGCGAGCTGTGCCGGTAGATGCTCGATGCGAGCACGGCAAAGCCGACGGGCTGCCGAGGGTCGACACCGATGAAGATGCGCAGGCTCATGCGGCTTTCCTCAGGGAAGTATCAACTGGCAAGCGCTTGCGACTGCGCCGCGGCGGCCCCTGAAAAGGAACTTCGTACCAGCCAAAATCACCGGCAAATATCTTGCGCGCGTTATCGATCTTGACTAGGGAATAGATATCGATCCTGAGACGCCGGCACTCGCTATTCATGCCCTCACGCGAAATCTTCGGAAATTGATCGCGGCACGCATATGCAAGCGCGGAATCCTGGCCGGGCTCATAGTCGAACGAGCAGCCGTCGGTCCAATTCATGCAGCCTCCTGCTTGCGGTAGCGCGCCTTGAGCGCCGCGGCTGTCTCGCGGATCGTCTGGTCCCACGTGCCGAAGCTCTCGATGAGTTCGACATTCGGATGAAACGCGAGCCCCTTCGCGAACTTCCAGCACGGCTTTGGAGACTGCATCGCAAGGCACGGCGTGCCGAGCGCGCCCGCGAGGTGAATGACGGCCGTGGGTACACCGACGACCAGATCGAGCGCAGCGACGAGCGACGCGGTGTCGTCGTAGTCCTGCGTCAACGTCGCGTGCGGGTACTGGGCGAGATCGATCTCAGGATGCTTCGCGCGGAAAGCTTCGATCTCAGCTTGTGCGTCCTTGTACTGCAGGCTCACCCAGTGAGCGTCGACGCTCTGGAAGAGCGGCAGCAGGGATTCGAGCGTGCAGTGGCGGAACTTCGAGCCCGTATGCCAGAGACCGCCGGTCCACGCGATGCCAATGGTCGGCTTGCGCTTCGTGGCAAAGAGCGCGCGCCACATCAGTACCCGGTCGGCGTCGGCTTTCAGGTAGGGGTCGGCATCAAAATCGTCTTCGGTCAGCCGCAGGTATTCGCCGGCCTGACTCATCGGGAGCGACGCATCGATCTTCTGGCCGACGTTCCAGCGCTGGTCGCGCCGGCCGTGCACCTCAACCTTGGGGAACGAGCGCTTGAAGAGCCGCTCCAGCCTGCGATCGACATTCAGGATCAGCTTGTCGCACCGATCTGCGGCATCGTTGACCATCGAAGCGAAGCACACTTCGTCGCCGATACCCTGATCGCCGTACAGCAGGACCGTCTGGCCAGGCGCGCCATCCCACAACGGCTCTTCCGCGTCGTTGTAAACCTGCCGAACACGCTCTTCCGTGCCGATGAGGCACCGATAGTTCTTCCAGCCGTTCACCCAGTCGTGACGGGCGAGCTGGCACATGCCGAGGTTCGCCAAGAACTTCGGGTTATCCGGTTCGAACTCCAGCGCCTTCGCAAGCGCCGGCTCCGCTTCACTGAAGCGACCGGCATCCATGTAGATGGACGCGAGGTTCTGGTACAGCGCAGCGCGATCCTTCGGCAGCTTCGCGACAGAGAGGCCCTGACGGGCGGCGCGCTCGCCCTCTTTCTCCCGCTGCATGAACTTGCAGGCCTGAACCAGGTTGATCCAGGCGGCCGGGTCACGCGGGATGAGCTCAGACAGGCGCCGAGCGAAGAGATACGCGAGCGGATAGTTGCGCAGGCGCACGTTGAGAAAACCCGCCACGATGATGGCTTGCGGGTCCTCAGGATCATCGAGTAGGTAGCGCTCGAGCAGTCCCCACGCTTCCTGCGTACGGTTGGCCTCGATTAGCGCCCGGGCCTGCTGCAGGTCATCAGCCTTCGCCAAGGTAGATCTCCTTGACCTTGCCGCCGTGGTTCTTCTCGCTGACCTTCAGATACGGATAGTTCGTGTTGATCTCTTCGAGCAAGCGCGGGAAGTCGTTCGCCTTGAAGATGTCGATACCCTTGTTCAGGAGCTCGATCTGCACGGTCGTCGGGATCGACGCGTAGTGCCAGAAGCCACCCTTGATGCCCTTGTCCGTGAGCCCGTGGTCCCGAAGCAGCTTGTTGCGATCGAGCAGGCCCTGCACGTCCTGCCGGTAATGGATGTCGAGCCGGCCCGTTTCAGGGTCGTAGTCCATGTCGTGGCGAACGCCAGTTGTCGGGTCGTAGTCGAGAAACATCACTTGATCCCCGGATATTTCTTCTTCACCTTGCGCCGGACGCGCGACTGCAATTCGGGCGAGCCGTACTGCGCCACGCGCGACAGCGCGTTACGTGCGTGAGACGGATCGGTGACTGGATAGCTGCGATCCGGCCCAGCGAAGTCACGCGCCGGGAGTTTCTTTCTCGCCTTCGTCGTCAGCAGTCCCATGTGCTCTCCAGAAAAAGGGGGGCGAAGGCCGCCCCCAGTGGTTTAGCCGTTGACCGCAACGACCTTGGACGAGGCTTTCCAGTTGCGCGCCTCGAGGCCGCCTTCCCAGATCACCTGGTACTTCTCGCCGTCGCCGGTCTTCGCGAGCTGGCGCTTCTGGAAGCCACGCAGCTGGGCAACGGCCCAGTAATCGGGGTCCAGGCACAGCACGACAGACGAGCGCATGTAGCGATGCAGGATCACCTGGTGCACGCCGTAGTCGGACACGTACACGTTCGCAGCGCCCACGATGCTCGCCTGATCCGACTTGGCCACATCCACGAAGCGCGTCGCGATGCCGGTGATACCGTCGATCGCAACCTTGCCGATGGTGTTTGTCAGGATCACGCGCGGGTTGCCGCCCGCGGTCCACGAACCGCACAACGCCATGTCGAGCGCGACCTTCGTCAGCGCGCCCAGGGTCGAGCCGTCAGTCGGCGCGGTACCCGCAGCGCCCGACGTCACCGCAGGCGTCGTGGTCGTGTTGGCGCTCGTGGTCGCACGGACCGCGTTGGACGAGCCGCCGGTCGCGGGATCTGCCGTCACGCCGCCGATCCACGTCTCCATGCCGGCAGTCGAGCGACCGGTACCGGCACCACCGATGGTGGAAGCCTGGTTCTGCGTCAGCGCCTGCTCGATATCGCGCTTGAGCTCGCGCATCTTTACGACCATGACGCGCGCGGCTTCCTTGGCGCGGCCCGCGCGGTTGGTCGCTTCGAGCGAATCAGAGATCAGGAAGGTCTTGCTCGCGATCTGCGTATGGGTCGCAAAGCGCGACGGAGCCGCAGCGACCGCGAACGAGGCATCGTCGCCTTCGATCTGGATGTTGGTGGCGGGTGCCGCGAGCTGCTGGCCGAGCCATTCATGGAAGGTGCTCGTCGCATCGACCTTGTCGAGGTTCGTGAGCGCCCAGGTATCTTCCGGGAAAAGGTCCCAGATTTTGTCTTCCAGATCCTCACGGATACCGCCTGCGGTACCGATGTTGAAGGTCTGGGTCGTATTCGTCAGGACAGTCATGAGAGTTCCTTAGCGGAAGGAGTTCTCCAGCCGCGCCTGGATGACCTTCGCCCGGTCGGACGAGGTCGAGGCGGCCTTCTGCGCCTTCCGCAGAGACAAATCGTTTTTCACTTGCGGCGTCATCGGGTTGCTTGCACCCGGTTTCACGACCGCAGTCGGTTTCGTCGGCGCCTTGGTGGCGGCCTTCTGGAGCTGGTCGAACTTCATCGCCTTCCAGAGGGTCTTCGCGTGGCGCGGGTCCCAGATCGCATCGATCTCCTGCTTCGTGTAGCCCTCAGAGAGCGCATGCGATGCGACTTCCTCTGCGACCTTCTCATTGAAGTTGGGGATCGACTTGCGCAGGACATCAGCGGCTTTCGCCTTGAGGTCGTTCGCGACGCGCTGCTGTTCCTGATTGAACTGCGAGCGCTTGCCGTCAATCGCCTTCTGGAGGTTCTCCGCCTGCTTGTCGAGCAGGTAAATCTCCTGCTTCTCATCGGACGAGAGCGTGTTCCAGCGATCGATCAGATCCTTCTGCTTCGCCTGCGTGACGGCGAGCTGATTGAGTTCGGGCGCAATGGAACCGGTAAAGGCCTGTTCGGCCTGAGCGGCTTTCATCGCATCCTGCAGCAGCTCGACGTTGCGGCGGGCGTTGGCGACCTCCTGAGTCTTGGAGGTGTAATCGGCCTTGTGAATGATCGCCTCTTTCAAGGCCGACGGGACCTTGTAGGTCTGTCCGTCGTATTCGACTTCCTCGAGGCCATCACTGACTTCCGCACTCGCCTCTTCCGTCCCTTCGGCGGCGGGCTCCTGCGGCTCGGTCTGTTCGGCTTCGGGTGCTTGGTCGAAACTCTTGGCGAGTTGATCGATCAGCGACTCCGCTTTCGGGGCGGCTTGGTCGGCTGCTACTTCAGGCACGGGTACGTCTCCATGGGAATTTGATGTCGAGGGCGCGCTTCTTGCGCTCTTCCTCGAGTTGGAACTTCGCAAGCTGCCCATCGCGGACGGCCTGCTCGAAATTGGCTCTCAGATCGCGCAGCAGCTTGAGCATGGTGCGCATCTTCTCGGCGCCTTCGGTGTCGGCCATGGGCGCGGACTCGATGCGCTCGAGGATGGCCGTGCGCATGGAGGTGAACGCCTCCTGCAACAGCGGATCTTTCAGCAGCTGCTCTGCGTGCGCGGCGCGTTCGAGGGTGTTCATGCCGGCACCACCTGCTCGATCTTGCCGTCCTTGCCGCGGATCGCCTTCTTCGGTCCCGCGACTGCCTTCATGGTCTCGTGCAGCCCGCCGATCATCTTCTCCATGCGATCGGCATGATCCTTGTGCGCCTGCATGACGTGATCGATCAGCTGGCCGTGCTGCTTCGAGGTGTCAGCGCTGGTCTTCGCCTCAGTCACCTTCGGATCAAGCGCTGCAGCGACCGCCGCAAGGCCCGCGTTGTGCTCGCCCTTCAGGATCTCAAGTTCCCGCTGGTGACGTGCTTCAGCGCCCTGCACGAGGAGCTGCACCTGCGCCTGCAGGTCCGCGACGTACTTCTTCAGCTCGTTGTCGCGCTGGTTCTGGATCTCCTGCTGCTGGAGCTTCAGCTGCTCGACCTGCGCATCGAGCTGCGCCTTCTGGCCGTCGGCCTGCGCCTTGATTTGCGCCTGCGCGATGATCGGATCGGGTGGCGGCGGCGGTTTCGGCGGCATCTTCGCGGGGTCGGTCCAGAAGCGCTCG